GGCTTCACGACCATAGCTATACCACCCGGCATTGCTGATCTTAGTAAGCATCGCGTCGATGACATTGGTTTTGAACCAGCTAGGCAAGCTACTCCAAGGAATCTGCACATTTGTTCTCGCGCTCGTAAACTTCGTTTGAATCTCAGTTTGCAGGAGAGAGAACAGATTGGAGATCGGAGTCTTGACGCTGGTGGTGAACCAAACAGGCATCGTATTCCAAGTAAGCTGAATCATGGTCTTTGCGGTCATGAACTTCGTCTGCATATCGGTTTGCAGGAGAGCGATATCGTTACCAATCGGGATAGACACGTTCGTAGTAAACCACGTCGGAAGCTGAGACCAAGTAGTACCTACGCTGGTGTACGTTCCTTCAAACGCCTTGACGATGTTCGAGCAGAGCGTACCGAAGGTTACAGCTACGGAAGAAGCCGTAGTAGCCACCGTCGTATCAAGCGTTTGAGACATAGCCTCAATCGCAGAAACGCCCTCAGCAGCCGTAGTGGTGATATTGGTACTGACGTTGGCACAGGCAGTATCAACGCTATCCGTCATCACCTGTTCAGCGCTGTCAACCGTCTCGGTGATCGTGGTATTGACACCTTCACCTGCGGTCTTCGCCGCTTCGGCTACGCCGTCTTTACCAGCACTAAGTTGAGTTTCCAACGTATTCAGGTACGCATCGCTTGTCTGAGAAGCAGAGCTTGTAGCCGCTTGTACAGCAGGAGGAGTAGCATTTTCAAAGGCAGTAGTTGCCGCGCTACCGACTCCCGAAGCGAGATTGTCAGCCGCCGTTTCAATACCCGCCTTTCCGCTCTCCATGCCAGCAGCAAGATAACCAGAAAGGTCAATGCCCAAGCTATTAAACGTGGAAAGAAGCTGAGGTGTGATCTCAAGCGTCTTCTGACCCAGCGTATCGCTCATCAGCGTAATCGTATCCTGCGTTGCACTCACGATAGAAACGCTTCCGTTTGCAATACCCGAAGCAAGAACACCGCTCATGTCGTAACCGAGGGTTTCCAACATGCCCATAGCCTTTGCTTCACCAAAGCACTCAACGAGGGAGTTATAGAATTGGTTCTGCATATCAACGCCGAGAACATCCCATTCGGTCACACCAACTACCTCTTGCGCTTTAAGGAAAACCTGATAATCTTCCTTGCTCAAAGAGGCTTGGAACATATCCAAGAACTTATTCTGGAATGCGTTCGCAAGGTCTTCAATACTCGTATTATCAATCTCGATTTGATCGGTATTGCTCCACGCTCTAAAGAATCCTTGCATACCGTTTGTTCCAAAGGTGTTAGAGCCGACATCGGAGAAAATCGTCTGCATCGCTTCGATTAGAGCTTGCCTACCGGGTTCAATCGCAGCGCTCGTCGCCGCCTCCACAGAAGCAGCAATATCCCAATTCTCAAGCTGAGTATTGATCTGATCGAGTGCTTGCTGCGTTTTATCGGCATTAACCGTATCACCGATAGAATCGTAATACGCTTTAGCCTCAGTCAATCCAGCGGCATACGCCACCGCATCTGCGTAGGCTTGCTTTTCAAGAGCCGTATACGATTTACTTACCTCATCAACCATCGTTTGATAGGAGTCAAGAACACCAGAGAAACTTTCTTTCGTCAGATCGGACAGAAGAATGTTCATACCAGCGCCAAACTCGCCGCTGACCTGACCCTGAGCAACCGCCGTCTGAATACGGTTCATCCAACCGCTCAATTCTGCAATGATGAGTTTTTCATCGGCGCTCAGACCATCTACGATTCCCTGAGAGATATAATCGCTCAGGCTCTTACCAATGGAAAGCGCGGTCTCATTGAGAATTTCACTAGAAAGGCCAACCGCAGATGCAAGATTAGCTGAAATGTCATTGCCCTCGGTATCTTTCGGAGGAACGAGAGATACAGCAAGTTCAATGGTCTTCTGTTGCGAGTTAATCAGGCTTTGCAGAGATGCAATGATACCCTTTTCACCCGTAAGCTGTTCCTGCATAGCGCTGAGTTTTCCAGCGGAATCGTCCACCGTGACACCCAGCTTAATCAGGTTCAGCCCGGAATTGAACTCCGTGATCTTGGTTTCAAGATTCTGTTTTGCAGTTTCCTCGTTTTCGATGGTAGCCTCAATCAAATTGATAGTGGACTTCACATCGAAAGCAAACATGCTTTCAGCAACCTTCTGAATCTCAAGCGCGGTGAGAGCCACATCACCCCAAGCCAATGCCATTTTGACATTGTTCTGCTTTACGCTGATACCCGTCAAAGTAGCTACGATAGCCAGAGTGCCAGCAACCGCAAAACCGATTCCAGCACCAGCAACGAGCGAAACACCCAATGCCTTGGCAATGATACCGCCAGCGAACGCTCCCTTGATAGCAGAGACGATACCCAATCCAACGGCGTTACCGCTGAATCCTTCGGTAGATACGCCATCATAAATCGCCTTGATGCTGGTTGCCGCACTTACAATTACAGTAGCGGCAGCGCCATAGTACCCCCATTTTCCACCGTATGCGGTATGAGTAACCTTTCCTACGATGTAAGAACTCAAAGCTGTACTCAAGCCATCTGCAATCAGGAATCCAAATTTACCAGATTCCATGTACTTGTTATCAAACTGATACACAAGACTTGCCATGACAACAATCGTACCCACGGATACGGCAGCACCGAGAATCTTTGTAAGGTCTGCGCGAATCGAACCGAGATCAGGAATCAGAGCCTTAGCGACCTTCCACATAATCATTGCAGCGCCAATCGCCTCAGCACAAGCAAGAATTTCCTCAAGATGCTCCTTAATCCAGTCAAGGAACGGCTGAATCTTCTTCATGATCGCATCCACTCTCGCGGATACCGCTTCACCGATGAAGTCGTATTCCGGGAGTTCAAAATCGAACCCACCGCCGCCTCCACCGCCGCCAGAACCACCGCCGCCCCCAAGCGAATCGTCATCGTTGAGAACGTTCAGTTCATCGAACCCCATCAGATAACTCTTGAGCTTCTTCGCGGAGCTTCCAGCACCATCGAGATTGTCAGCAAGATCACCTGCACCGCCGCCCATGTTCTCGAATGTGTCGGAGTAATCCACAGAAGGAAGTACGAATCCGAACAGAGAAGCAATGGCAGAGACCACAAACGCAATCGCCTTGGCAACCGCAATCGCCACAGGCAGAACAGCGTTCAAAATCGGAATGAAGATGTTACCTACGGCTCTTGCCGCCTGAGTAACACTTGCTTGGAATACACGAAGCTGATTCTTCGGAGCGTCCAAAGTACGAGCCATATCACCCTGCGCGTGAGTAACCTGCGTCATCACCGCATAGTAACGAAGCTGTGCTTTCTCAGCCTGAGTCATACTATTGAACGCCTTGTCAATACCAAGGCTCAATGCAATCGCTTCAAGACGAGCCTGACTGAGATCGTAACCAAGGCGGCGAAGCGGCTCAAGCTCACCAGAGATACCAGATTGGAGTTTTTGCATCGCGTCTTCAATACCGATATTGAAGAACGAACTGATGTCATAGCCAAGCTGTGTCAGGTTCTTGCTCATGGTGTACGCACGATCACCGACAACACCAAAGCCTGTCGCCAACGTCATGAAGATACCCTGATTGCGCATCCATTCGCCGGGGTCAAGACCCATCACATCAGCGACCTTATCAGCGTATTTCTGAGCCGCCTGAGTGTAAGCGCCCATAGAGGCATTGAACAGGTTAATATCTTCGATATATTGATTGGATTTGTCGATTGCAGAAGCAATCTTAGACGCAACGACTTTCACAGCGGTAGCCGCCATAGAGAGACGTGCGTACAAACCGACATAAGAATCAGAAGCCCTCATATTTGCCGTACTCAAAGCATTGGTGCTTGTCACCAACCTCTGTGCCTGAGACGGGAATCTGCTAAATGCGCTGCTGATCTGATTCATTTGAGAAGCAAGAGGTTGCAGCGCCGTAGACAACTGCCTAATCTTAGTTTCAAATGCTGTCATATCAAGAGCGTTCAGAGCTTCCATTACCTTCGGCAGTTTGCTCAGTTCCGAAAAAGCAGTAATCTTTCCAAGATTCGTCAGGGGAACAAGTTCCTCCGCAAGATTGCCGAACTTCGTAAGATCGGGAGCTTTCAGCTTATCAGCAGCCTCAGCGAGTCTTACGATCTGATTGGCAATCGAAGACGAAATCTTGATATTCTGGATTTTCGAGAGCGTACCAATCGCATTTGCCAACGCTTCCACTCTGCCGAGATTGTCAACATTCATCTTGTTCACCGCTTCGGTGATCTTTGTAAGACTCGCAGCGATGGTAGGAGAAATCTTGACATTTCCCATAGAGGAAAGAGAAGAAAGCGCAGGGGTCAGTTCTCTCAGAGAGCTAATCCCCTGACCATTGAGCTTGCTGCTTGCCGCACCAATGGATTCAATGGTCTTTGCGATGGTAGAAGACAGCTTGAGACCCTTTACGGAAGATAGACCACCAAGAGCGTTCGTCAGTTCACGCACCTTTGTGATGGACTGCGAGTTCATGCCTTTGAGCGTAGCATCCAACTTGGTCAGCGTCTTATCGAGCTTATTCAGCCCTGCGCTTCCCATCGTAGCTGTCTTCAATCTGCCGAGAGTGTTTACCAACGCATCCAATCCCTTTTCTGCGCTTTGAGAACTGGATTGGACTTCAAGTTCCAACGAATCAATGGTCGTTCCCATGTGCGTTAGCTCCTCTCGTCATAAACTCGTTATGATTTCGGGGAAGGTGGTGCAAACTTTTTATTCATTTGCATCATCATCGCTTCCATGTAGCTCTTGCCCTTGGAACTGACGGCACGTTGCTTATGCTCTTTTTCTTTCTTCTGAGCCTTAACAGACAACGGGAAAGGAGCATCCGCATAAGGCTTGGCTTTCGTTCCCTTCTTCGCAAACGCATGAAAGATCGGGGCAACGTCACACAAAGCGCTGTAAACGTACAATCCCTGCAACCACAACTGTTGATTGAGCCTTTCTTTGCGCATTTCCTCAGCCTTGCGGTAATACTTACACAGCGTCGGGTCATCGTCCCAATACTGCTGCGCAGTCATACCGATGGAAAGGTAATAAGGAAACTGCTCGTAGAAACGCTCGGTGTAAGTGGAAATGGGAGCAGAACCGTCATCAGTCCCGCTCCCTTCGGAATAAGACAGCGAGCCACTTACCAACTGGCCGTCCAGTTCAGGTTTCCCTCGTTTTCCTCCGGGTCATCCAGCAGAGCTTCAATCGGCTCGTTGTACATCTCAGACAGCTTACCGATAAGCTCCTGCCTGTTGGTCATCTTGCCGTAAATTTCATTGATAACCTCCTGCTTAACCCAAGGATGATTGGCGATGAACGCGCCAGCAAACAGCGCGGGAAGCGTAGTCATCGGCTTATCACGCATCTCGGTAGCGTTGAAACCGTTGCGCTCCATGCGCTCAACGCTTCGGCGAGTATACTCAAGGGTATACTCCTTGTCCTTGTAAGTGAACTTCAACTGCTTACTCATTTTCTTTTCCTCCTGTTATGTTGTTGGGTGTTTCAGGGCTAAGGTTTTGCGCCTTAGCCCTGATTTCATTTACGCATCCGCAGCCGCCGTAATCGGGGTGGACGGAGCAATGGTGATGGTCATGTCAACCACCTCATTGACACCGCCGCCAACCGGGAACACGGAAAGCTGACCCTTGAACTCAAACTTACCGTCAGAGCCAGTCGGAGTCAGAACATTCGCCTCCTCAGTACCACCGAACCACACAGCGAAATCATGCTCAACACCGTCAAGCTCCTTGAGCTTGGCGAAGTCAGTCTTGGTGTAGTTCGCGGTGAACTCAAGGGCATCAAGGTTCTGAATACCCGGAATGTAGGTCTGCATCTTATCAGAGAGCGTGGTGGTTTCCAGCATCTCAGGAGAACCGCCGAGATCGGGGAAATCCTTGATGTCCACCAGCTTCTCATAGGCGGCATCCTTCTTCATCATAAGGAATACCTTGTAAGTGCTGATCGCCATGATAATTACCTCCTATACACTTTTTTGTCTTTGGAAACGACAGCCCGATAGCGAGAAACCATACGATAAATCGTAGGGTCAAGCGCATTAGGGGCGGGATTCTGCATGATTCGCGTGAATCCCATCGCTGCCATTTCCTCGTCAACTACTCCCATAATGGCCTTACATTCGGCTTTCTTACCTTTCGCTTTGTTAGAATATGTATTGACTTCATACATCAACGTAGCGTGGTTTTCAACCGAATCGCTGGTCTGTGTTCTCTGCAAAGGGGTATTATCGGCTTCGACGATAGAAGCAAAAGGAAACTGAGATGGGGAAAGAACAAACTCACCCGCAACACCGATTCCATCAAAGGTTTCTCTCAAACGCTTCGCAACTCTGTCATAGATTTCGTTTTCCACATCAATCATGAGCCGAACACCTCCTTTGCAATGTTTGCTATGTCTGCACACACCTCTTTCATGGCGTTGTACATTGGCATGGAGGCGGGAGTACCATGTGTCAGCTTCAACTCACCGTCTTCATAGAAGCCCCACACATTTTTCGCACCATGTCCTTTACCATAGCTTCCGATGGTCATTCCAAGTTCCGCTCCCTTTGGATGCGGACTCGAACCCACCGAACCGTTGTAGTACACACCTGCACCAAATTCGATAAACGCCGCATCATCGCCATTGGCGATGATTACGGATATACCGCCTCGCTCGTCCACCTGAACATCAACCGACCCGTTTCGCATTTCACCGTTGATAAGATCAGTAACAATGGAAGAAGAAAATCCCTGAGCCGCTTTCCACGCAATAAGCGTAGCTACGCGCTCCCTGAGAAGTTCTGTTTTCCTTACGATCTCAGCTTTATACTGCTGGATTTCACGAATCGCCTTGTCGATGCTGTTAGGGTCAAGCGTGAAGGAAATGACCTTCTTAGCCACTAACAGACACCTTCTTCACAGCGATGGAAATGCTGTTAAGCGTCGGAGCGACCTTCTCCACGAGATAATCCCAAGGGGTAATGATCTCACCCTTGTCATCTCGTGCCAGCGTTCCATCTTCCGTAAGCTGAGGCATCGTATCAATCCAGAGAACGGAATGTTCATCAATCGGAGGGAAGGGCTTCTCTATGACGATGACCTTATCATAGGCAACATCTTCACCGAACTGACGGATGTTCGTTTCGCCCTTCGCAGCGGAGATATTAGCTTTCAGATCGACAGGGTTGCCGTAAATCACTTCATACTGACCTGTATCGTTACCGTACTCGTCAAGAAGTGATTCTTTTCGCAAATACAGAGCGTAGAAGAACGGGACTTTGTTGCGATTCATACAGCGCATCTCAGATCACCTTCGCAATCGGAATGACGTGACTGCGGATATAGGCAATCATGTCCTCGTATTTGAAAGTGCGAGAAATACCGTTCTCGCTATGACTCGTTTGATTCTCTGCTCCGCTCTGCGAATACCCGGCAACAACTGCCGATACTTGGGTCATTTCATACTCGGACGGAACTTCTTTCGGAACTTCCGTGGAGTACGAATATCTCCAAGCCAATATCTCACGCTTAGAAGCGTCGAGGTAGGCCGTCAATCGCTTGTCCTCAGAAGTGTCATCAAACCCAAGCATGGATTTAATCATCGACAGCTTATCGGTGTCACTCATTTCGGCCTACCTCCTTCGCTTTATTCCTCGGTGGACTCAGTGGTCTCGTCGGAAACCTTGACTTCCTCAGCGGTCTTCACCGCATCGGTGTTCTTGGTTTCCTCGGTGGACTCAGCGGTCTTCTCAGCCTTGGCCTTACGACCGCCCTTCTTCTTTTCATCCACCACAGTAGCGCCATTCTTCACAAACTCCGTTGCATCGGCAACTTCAATCGGCATGTTCGGCGCGTAACGCTTGCCGTTGAACTTGACGGAATACGGATACTTCACAACCGCCATGTTAGAACACCTTCATGACGTAGGTTTCCTCCATGCGCTCGTAGGACGGCAGCACGATCTCGGAAACCGTAGTCTTGGTA